GAAAGGGTAGTAAGAGGATCTGCGGGGCTTACCATATCTTTTTATATATTTATCATCACCATTAGGTGTTGTTCTTATTCTAACTGCTTTAGACATTTATTATTCATTCACCTTTTTGTTATTTTTTTATATTATCCCCATTTGTTTTTCTATTAGATAAATTTACCCACTCAAGATTTTCAGCATCTGATAACATTTCTTCTGGGCTACTATAACCTTCTGTTTCATAAACATCATAATCATCATAACTTGTAGTATTATTAAATTCTTTTTCTCTTCTTTTTAACATTTTTTTGGCTTTATATACACCATACTTTTCAACAATAGTTTTTATGAAATTTAAAAATTTTGAAGTAATATCAATAGCTGATTTAGGTACGAAAAATGTGAGAAACATTTGTCCTAATAATATAAAAATAATAAAAGGTAATACTGCAACTACAGCAGCAAATGCCACTATTTTAAATAATATATTACCATTAAACGACCCATTAGCTATTTCCTTTGGCATTAAAGGTATTGTCATTGAACCACTTTCTGGTACACCTTGTTGATCTTGTTGATCTTGTTTTTTTTTACATTCATTACATCCCATAACTTTATATTTTTTCTAAAAACCTAATATCGTTTAATCATAAAGTAATTACTATTACCAACTAAATGTTATTTTCCTCGGACTTTTATGTCCACATTTGGATATTTTATTTCAAACATTGAATCTGGTTCACCATATAAAGTATACTCACCCAATAAATCTATTTCTCTAGTTGCTTCATCAACATAAGGTTGTGATATACTATTCAATGAATATTTAGTATTACCAACCTTATTAAAAGCTTTTAATTCTGTAACATTTAACACACCACCAACATTATTAATATTTTCAATTAATTGCGCCAAATAAATATTATCACCCATCTCCCAATTATTAATATCAAAATAATCAGTAACAGCATCAATAACATCTGCAATAATTTCACCTTTAGATATTGATTTATCCAAAAATAATGAAATTTCAAAACCTATATTTATAATTCTTCCATCTTTTATTGTAACATAATCATTTAACATTCTAAAATCTGCCAAATATTCTGCAATATTTTCTTTTAATGTGGATGTGGATTGATTACTTAATTTACTATTCTCATCTAATGATAATACTGTCACATTTACCTTATTTCTTTCTTCCCACACACCAGTTCTAAATGGAACACCATACCTACCAGGCATTAATGGTATCCTACTTTGATAATCTTTAATAGTGACACACCTATTTTGTGCGGCAAAATTATACTTAACTAAGCTCCTAACCTCATTAACTGAAGGTTGTTCTTTTCCACCAATTGCTGGTATTGGGTTATTGATCTCTAAACTATCTCTAACTTCTTGATTTTGTGTTGAGTCGTCCCCATTAATTGTCATACTTATATTCCCTAAACTAGTTAAGGTATTTGGACCAATATTACTACTATTTCCTCCACCTATTCTATATTTAACAAACATTGTATTTGCGGGTACTGGTATCTCTCCTAATGAAAGATTATTAACAAAATCACCTATTCTATCTATTTGACCTCTACAACCAACAAATGTATTTAATTCAGATATATCTGCTTGACCACCACCAAATGTTATTTTACAAAAACCATTATCGGTAAATTCTTTTATAAATCTTTTTGGTGAATTTATCCACCTGCCTGGGGTTATACCAGTTTTATCTGATTTTCTATTACCATCTGGGATATATACCTCAGCTTGTGCCAATGCTTCCACCTCATAAAAGTTATTATCAAATTCAGTAAACTGATTCAATGTTGGCTCGGTTGTTAAATTTGTACCTTCTAGTGTAATTATATTTTCAATAGATAAAACATTATCTTCTGGTAATAAAACCTCTAAAAATGGTCTATAATCATCTTGATTTATTACTCTTTTATAAATTTTTGTTGATCCATTTAATACTATCTCCCTTTTAGTTAAAGTATAATTTAATACTAACCCAGAGTCATCAATGTTTGGAATTATCAACCTATTTGGTATTCCTCCTGTTGTAAATGGTGATGAAAAATCACAATCTTCTACTAATTCAAAAACTTTACCTGCACCAGTTGCTTGTGATCCTTTTAATAATAAAGGGGCATAAGATACGTCAAACGTATCTCCATCGGTTGGTACTATTACCGACCAATCTACTATTGTTATACTTGGTCTTTTACCTGGAATATTTAACCCAAATGTTCTAGCTAATTCTAATACTGATGATCTTTCTTGTGCATAATCAATTTGTGTTTCATTAAACATCCTATCAGTATGAAATGATAACATATCACCTACCGCAGCATTTAGTTCCAATAACATCATACCTACTGATGCATCATTAAAATCTGAAAATATTTCTGGATAATATTGTTTTATATATCCAACAAGTTCTGTTCTTACTTGTGCAAAATTCCTAGCGTTATAATCTATTTTTTTAGCCATATCTAAAATGTTATTTCAACAACATCTGAAGATGTAAATGCTCCTTCTGTTACTGTATACTTTACCTCAACAACTATCAATTCTTCAATATCGTTGTTTTTAAATTCAATGGAATCTATTATAAGATTCGGTATATATTTTTTTATTGTTTCATTTATATTATTTTTAATGTCGATATGTGTTATACCATCATTTGGTTCAAAAATAAACTTTTTTAAATCACTACCGAAATCTGGCATATATAATCTTTCTCCTTTATTAGTTAATAATAAATGTAAAAGATCTGCACGTATTGCGGATTCATTTGTTTTTGTTAAATTAAAATAAAATCCTTCTTTACTATCCCTAAAGGGAAAATCGATATTTATAAATCTATTCTCTGCCATTTGTATATAAATATTCTACAATAAATTTTTTAAAAGAAAAGTATGGATAAAAAAAAAGGTACCGATAGGTACCTTTATATTTAAGTTTGTGGATATGGGCAATGCCGACAATTTTTATTACAACAGAACCCCCGTTTTAGTAGAAAATACTCAGTAAATACTACCTTATCTTTATCATAATAATAGTTCTCATTTGTTTTCTTTTTCTTCTGAGAATTTTCTCTGTGATATAAATCACTTATCCAATCATCACTTCTATACATCACATTAAGTTATTTCACAGGCGCCACCAGCACAAGCTAATTCACCTTTTAAATCAGTTTCATCTGAAGACTCAACAATTTTTGTTATATCAACATTAGTTAGCGTTTTCATCATCTTACTAAAAGTTTCCTCATCACAATCCTCAAAAGGTGCTTGTTTATAAGAATGACCATTGTAAGGTAAAACACTTAAACCATTATATGCATTTCTATTTTTCCACATCCATTCTCCAACTGGTTCCCATTCTTCATTTTTAATAGAAATAGTTGCAGATATATTATGTGTATTCATACCATCTACATGTCCAGGCTCAATCCAATTTTCTTTTACTAACTTTACTCTTTCAAGTAAATCTATTGGTGATTCGTGTCGTAATATTGATCCTTGAGGTGCTTTTTGAGGTACAGAAATAACAGAGGTATCGTAAGGTCTAAAAAAATCATCTTCTAATAATTCTGGATGTTGTGATAATAAGTAACCATACATTGATTCATTTTTACCTACTCTAATTCTTCTAATATAATAATCATTATGCCAAGCATGAATTCCAGAACTAGACCCAGCAACTAATGAACTAGTTCCTGCAGGTTTTACTGTTGTACACCTAGCCGCAGTTTTAATTCCTATAATTTCAGCAACTCTTTCATTTTCTTCCTTAACTATCTCAGCAGATTCTTTTATATTTAACCCTAAAACTTTACCAGAACCAATACCCGTCATTGACACACCTATCAATGCGTCTTTTTTAGTGGTTTTTTCCCAGACAGCTCTAAGATAATGAAAATCTGTATATCCAGCTTGTAATGTACCAATAAAAGATGCTGCCCTTACCCTTTGATTTAAATCTTCTTGTGATTCAACATTTGATACATTTACCTCACATAGATTACAGAACTGAAATGGTCTTAAAGCAATTTCACAACAAGGGTTTGTTCCCCAATCTTTGTCATTAGTAAAATAAAATCCAGGTTCTCCAGAATTAGAATTTTCAACTGTATCCCAAATTTCAAAAAATTTCTTTTTAGTTATTCTACTCCTCACTAAAGATATTGAATTATTTGCCCGTCCTCTTTGTGGTTGGAAATAATACCAAGGTAATACATTAGAGGTTATTAAATAATTTTCAAAATCATCTTCTGATACCCATTGAACTGTTTTATTTTGTGTAACATTATAATATGGTTCTTTAACCGTTACACTTAAATCATAATATTTTTTTCCTTGGTCATCATAATGAACTGCATTTATCTTTTTTGGTACTCCTTGAGTATCTACAGGTCCATCTTCTAACAAATGATCCCAATCCAAAATTTCGAAATTTGTTTTACACTTCATCATATCCTTATCCGATGCACTAAATAATGAAATCAATGCTGCTCTTCTGATTCCACCCGCTAATACCGCATCTGCGATATGACAAACTATATCATGAACTTCTATTGGGGTTAATTTATGACCATCTTTTTTCTCCTTTAACAACCCACTTATAGATTGAATACAATGTTTAAGTGGTGCAGGACCAGGTGCTTTACCCCCAGAAGTAACTAATCTAGCACCTTTTGGTCTAATATCACTATAATCAAATTTATATGTTATTCCCCCTCTAAAATAGGATTTCATTAATGCCTTAATTGCGTCTGCCCAACCTTCAATGGAATCACTTATTAAAAATCTTTTTATATTATCTGGATTTGGCTTTCTAATTTCATGTAAATTTTCAATGTGGTGTTTTTGTACTGAGTACCCAACTCCGGTTCCACCCAACAATAAAAACATTATTTCGGCAAAAGATGCCCAATTATCTATAGGTAAATAAGCGCAATTGTAAATTCTATTTGGTGAAATTTCAATTGGTTTTCCACCAAATTGTAAACTACGCATAGATGGAAATACTTTTTTATCATATACAAATTTATAATTTTTTTCAATATCCTCCTTTAAATTAGGATATTTTTTTATATGCATATTTTTATTTCTATCAACAAGTTCCTCCCATGTTTCTCTTCTATTAAATTCAGGAATATATTTAGTATATTTCATATATACCGTAAGATCTGATAAAATTCTATTTGATAAATCCATTTTTTTCTTTTATTTTTTTCTTTTTTATTGGGGGGAGGGTATTCCACTTAATAAAATTAATTATTAATAAAATTTTTTTATTAACTTAAAATATACCTTACTGTTCCCCGAAAACTCGTTTTTTCTTTTTCATAGCCTCAATAACTAAATTAGATTTTTTCTTTTCTTCACCTTTTTCAAAGTCCAAAAAGGAAACATCACTAGATACATCAGTATCAATTTTTAAAGTACCATTATCAAATAATATATCTTCGAATATAATACCATCTTTACCAAATCTAGATTTTAATATAGCTAAGGTAGCTCTTCCTTCTTCTTTTTGTTCTAATGTTTTTGCGACCGATAATATAAAGTGTCCTATCTGACCTTTTTTAATTGATCCTCCGATCATATCCGCTTCTACAACATTAGCACCAATAGAGCTTCTATTACCCTGTATTGCTGTCCATCCAACGACATCTAATTCTGTAATCATAGTTTCAAATTGTCTCATTACATTTCCTTCACCACTCCACTCATCTTTGAATTGTCTAGTTGGGGACACGCAATCCATATAATCTATAAAAACAATATCTGGTTTATTACCGTTAGATGTTAATTTTTTAAGATATTGTTTTATTTTTGGTATTGTTGTACCATCACTGGGCATCTTTTTTAATATTAAATTACCTTCTTTTGATTTAAATTTAGGTATTATTTTTTTAATTTCATCCCTGTTTTCTGTTAACTCATTCAAAGGCACTTCAGTCCAACATGTTATATGTTTTCTTTGAATTACTTTTGGATTATCTTCAAAAAATATTTGAACAACGTTATACCCTAAATTATATGCGTTATTTGCCATTTTTGTGATCAAAGTAGTTTTACCAACACCAAAAGGTGCTAATATAACACCTAATTCACCTTTAGATAAACCACCATCCATTAAGTTATCTATTGCAACCATACCTGTGGCTATTGGTTTCCTAAAATCTTCCGATAAAACATCATCTAAAGCATAAAAAACATCAATACCTGTATCCTTTTCTCCACCAACAGATAAAGCTTCTTTTAAGATTTCTTCACATTCATCATACCTGTCAAAATCACCTAATTCTAGAATTTTCTGTATTTTTTGATTTGCTTTCTTAAGTTCTTGTTGTTTGCAAAACTTTAATGCAATATCTTGTATATGTAAACAATCCTTACTATCACCATTTTTTACATCTTTTACTATTTCAATGGCAGAATCCCTAACAATTTCTCGTTTAATGTCCACTCTAATAATTTCAAAAACTGTTTCATATGTTGGTATCGTTTCATACTTTTCATAATAATCTTTAACACTAGCAACAACTAATCTAAGATATTCATTGTCGAAATATTGTGGACTAATAATATCCATTATTTCTTCTGAAAATTTTGTATCTTCTATTAACTGTTTGACTAATTTTATCTGAAAATTAAAACCTAAATAACCTAAATTTATACTATTTTTTTTAGTCATATTTTTTATAATTTACTATATTAATAAATATCCTTTAAAGCGCGTAACCGCACAATTCTTTTGTATAATTTTTCTGAACTAATCCGTTTTGTATTGTAGCAATGATTCTAGGTATAATTTTTCTTATATCGACATCATATCTTACTTTTGGTGGGTAGTCATTACCAGTAAAAATCTTTTCAATTACCACATCACCTTTTACTTTTATTTGAAAAGTGAATATATCTTCATTTGCGTATATATCTACTTTATGTGGTTCTACATCATTAACACCATCTGAATAAACTAGGTATGGGTTATAATATTTAAAAAGATAATCTGATGTTTTTAACTTAAATTGGTGTTTAATTATGTCAACTGCATCATCTATTACATATTTTAATTCAAGAGATCTTAAACTATCATTATTAAATCCTCTTATTGAGAAATTTCTACCAACTATTGGTTTATTATTAATTAATAATAAAAACTCATATGGTAGGTTTTCATAATTCTTTTTCATAATATCTATTTTTTACTTATATTAAAGAAATTTTTTTCTTTTTTTATTATTCTTAAAAATGGTTTTAAAAAATTTATATAACCATCTCTACCACCGGGTATTGCCATTGTTAATCCATCTTCTAACATCATCTTAATAACGTTTTTTGTTGTCCTATCTTCTGGGTCAATAGGTGAAACAAATAAACTATTAAGATGTTCTTTTGCTGATTTTGTCAATAATGGTTTTCTTAAATTTATAATCTTTTCATTAATATCAAAAATATCTTCACCCTGACATCCAATCGTAACTTTATTTTTTATATTATCTAATGTTTTCAATCTTGTTTTTCTTTCGCTTTGTAATACTTCAATTTTACTAATAATATTCTCCAATGTCAAAGTTTTTTTCATAATTTCTGGAAAATATTTTATAAGTGTTTTTTCTTGAATTCCTTGTATACCTTTTATATTATCACTAGCGTCACCAGATAATATTTTTACTAATTTAACGTTAGTATAATGATGGTTGAAATATTCATAATAATTATCCTTACTTATTATTTTCCTTAAATTAATAATGTATATAGCAACTCTATTATCTATCAGTTGACACATATCTCTATCGTTAGAGATGATCACAACCTTTTCATCCTCTTCTATGTTTGAGCAATAATATCCTATAGAATCATCTGCTTCAATTATTTCATCTTGAAATTGTCGTATGAATAATTCTTCACAATATTGTATTACTCTCTCTTTTTGAATAAATAATTCAGGATCTTTTGGGTCTCTATGTTTATAAAAATCTTTTTCTCTGTTAGCTTTATATTCTTTATAAATTTCATAACGTAATCTTCCACTAAACTGACCATCCCAAAATATAAAAACTTTATCAAAACGATTTTCATTAATAACTTTTCTTAGCATAGTTAAGAACTGAAAAATACCGCCTATATGGGTATCTTTATAAAAAAGATCTTTAGCTCCATGATAGGCGGTTTTCAATAATGAATCACCATCTACTAATAAGGTATGTGTGTATTTTTTTTCTTTATTTAATCTTGACACTATCCATAACTATTATAAAATTAAATACTAAATCATTGATCAGAATATTCTACTGGTGATTCGATAGTTTCTCCTTCGGTTATTTTGAAATCTACTTCTTCTCCTACACTATCAAATACTTCAGACCAATATTCCTTATAGTTGTTTTTATAATCATCAATGGCTTTTTTATCATCTTCTATAAAACCATGAGTAGTGGCCAATATTCTACAATCCGCATAACCTAAACCATTCATATGATTTTTATGTATCCCTACTTTTGTTCTAACTGCGAAATTTACTTTTCTACCTTTGTTGGTTGCATTTAATTTAGATATCCCTGCACTTTTTTGATTCCCGAATAAGAATACTAATGAGCAAGATAAATAAATAGATTGTCCACCTTTTGGTTGGATTCTAGGTTGACTAAATGGGTTATCAGGTAACTCCACCCAAGGTTGGTTACAAAATACCATACTATTAGTATATGGTGATGTTTCCTTTCTAGATGAAGTAATACGTTGCGCCATTCCCATTCCCCATTTTTCAGAAATAGCTCTAGCGGTATGTTGGTTTCCACCTTTACCTTCAAAACTCATTTTACAAGGAATAGTTCCAATTGAATCCCATAAGAAAACTATATCGTGGGGTATTTCTCCGTTTTTTTGACCATTTAATACTTCAGTAACATATTCAAATGCTTGTTCAATATAGTCAAAACCTAATTTATAGAGTAAAAATCCATCCCAATAACCTTCTATTTCTCCTGTTTCTTCATTTACCTCTTCTACATATTCAGTTTCTAACCCTAATTGTTTAGCGAATTGAAAACTAAATTTTTGTTCAGTTATAATAAAAATTGGGAGTATTCCTTTTTTTTGGGCATCAACCGCAGTTTTAAGTAATGCGGTAGTTTTTCCTGTGTCACTGTGACCCAATAACATATTAATTTGACCCATTGCTGGTCCAGGAATACCTGTTGCTTTTTGAAAAGCTTCACCCAAGTCAAAATATTTTTGTTCTTTATATTTTTCCTTGGATGAAAACTTTTTTCTGATGTTAGAAAAATCAGTTTTTTTCTTCTTAATTGGTTTTTTTGCCATACTAATTTACTTTTTAAAATGGTAGTTCATCATCACTAGTTTCAAGTGGGGTTACATCAACCTCTTCACTATCATTTACTAATGTATCTGTAGCTACATCATTTTTAAGTAAATTAATTTCATCTTCTAACGATGCAGTTTCGGTTTCTTCTTTTTCTTCTTCTGCAACGTATTTAGATAATCCTGAATCCCAAATAGGTGTCATATTTTTTGCTACTATATCTAACCATTCAGGTGATTTTTTAGCATAAACATCTCTAAATGTTTCTTCATTGTTAAACCAAGCATTGGCTTTTTCGGTATCTGATGTTAATAATGCAACATCATCAGCCATAATAGAACTAACTACGCTCCATCCCTTATCATTACGATTTGTTGTAATGATAATATCTCGACCTTCTCTGGCATCTGTAATATCCCCCTTTAATTTGAAAACGGGCATTAACTTATCTTGTACACCATCTCCTGTATATTTATGTTTATATCTCCAGAATTTAACACCATGATCTTCATTATCTCTATCAATACCTTTAACTACATACCATTTACGTGCAGTATATTCTTTTGCCATATCTTTGGCTTTTTTACTACCATCCATTTTCAAAGCTTCCTCAGCTTCACATAAAGGGCAATGATCACCATCATTTAATTTATTACAATAAATTTTTTCATATTTATTATTAACTTCTCTTTCATGTAAATAAATTTCATCAAATGGAGAACTCCCATCTTTTCCTGGAAGTATTCTAAATGTTTTAGTTGTGTTATTCTGACCCTTTGTGAGTTTTTCTGTAAAATATTTTTTTAACCTCTCCTCATTGGATACTTTTGGTTTTTTACCACCATCACTATTTTTTTCGTATTGTGATAAAATTGATTCTAATGTTGTTTTACTCATCTTATTTTTTTTTAATTAATAAATTATTTTTTCTAACTAAACAATTATAAGTGTTTTTATTTAAAAAGTCAATAAAAAAAAACCTATAATAGTATAAATTTACACATTATAGGTTAATTTGTCAAACGAGGGATCTGACTTAATAATTTTCATCATCTGCATCGTAATCAAATGATTGTTTTATCTCTGATTCACTGTAATCGTCTACTTCTTTTTTAGTTATAACATAATCTTCTTCCTTATTTTCTTCTCCTGCTTCATAACCTTCTTTATCATCCCAATAATCTGTTAATTTAACACTATAAGGGAATGAATCCATAGATCTCATTTCTAATTTTTCTACTGGAGTTGGGTTTCTCCTTTCAATTTCTTTTTCTAATCCATCAATTTTATCGATAACTTGATCCATACCACTTACTTGGTCTGATAATTCAGAAAAATTACCCATTAATTCTTCCATTTTAGAAGTAAGACCTTCAATTTCTGTCCTTGTTTCTTCTGCTTTATTAACTATGTCTGTAACATCTACCTCCACTGTCTCATCTCCACCTTCTTCTGTTGCAAATTCATCTTCAACCTCCATACCTTCACCTGCTACTGCAAATGGATCAACTTCTGGCGCTGTTTCTACTTCACCACCCGTTTCTGGTGTTGCAAATGGATCTTCAGCTGGTACATCTGTAGCTGGTGCCTCTATACCTGCATCTACAGGTGGGGTATCACCTTCTTCTGGTGTTGCAAATGGATCTGCCGCAGGTTCTTCTTCACCAGGTATTGGATCTTGTTCGTATAAATTAACTGCGTCATCAAATAATAAATTCTCCTTATCATCTTCGTCTACTTCAGGCATATAGAATGTATATTCCAAAAGTTGCATGTGTAGATTTAATTCTTCTTTTAATAGATTTTTTTTACTCATTTCAATTACATTAATAATTGTCTACCATCGGTAGTTTTATAAACTTTATTTACTCTTTCAACAATTTCTTTACCATCATTAATTAAACATTCTTCACCAACACACTCTTTTTCTTCTTCTTCCAAAAAGGCATCCAATTTAGATTCCAAATTTTTTTTGTTTTTTTCTTTGTTTTTATCTGCCATAATAATTGGTTTATTTATAAATATCATGTTCTTAAGAAAAATTACGATTAATATTCATTATTGATAATTCTCCTGCCTTTATGATTAAAATTTTTCCTTGATAATTATCCCAATCTACCTGATAATCTTTATAGTTAATATTTCCTGGACCGCTTCCAGTTTCTTTTTCAATTAATTTATTTAATGCATTTATTGTATAAAAACATTCACCCTTTTTATGAACGATTATTGTGGTTGGGAAAAAGGAACTTGTATTAACTCTTTTACCATCTCTAACATACACCCTAAAGGTAATAATCTTCTTTTCTGTGTCATCATCTATATTATATATAAAAATCCTCTCGTTTGGTACTTTAAATCTTTTATAAAGGTATTTTTTAAAACTATCTATTTTATCGTTTAAAACAAACGAAGCTAATGTAATTATTTTAGTAGTATTTTCCATATTTAACAACATAAGGAACTAGTTTATGATTATTATCTAGTTTTTTTATAAATTCCTTACATCTATTAAATATTTCATTATCAATCAAAATACTATTTCTTAACCCTATTACTCTTGTTAAAATTCTATCAGTTTTTATTCCAATAAACTCTGTTATTTCTAAATTTACACCAAAAATAATATTTTCACCTAAAATATATAACATATTTTTATCAGTAAAATATGAAATAGATTCGCTCAATGAATATATTTTTTTTAATATTTTTTTTATTTTTTGTGGTTTATCATGAATTGGATCTATATAAACATATGATAATTCACTACCAAAATTATCATAACATACCCTTTTGAATATTATTATATCATCATCATAATCCACTCTTCTTTCAGTTGGTAAAAATGTCCAATATAAATTATCACTGATTTTTTTATTTAAAATAGATATCTTATCTCCAAATATTTCTTTAGTTTTATTCCAACCAACAATGAGTGTAGGTAAAGAATTATCCACCGATTCAATTTCATCAAATAACTTAAAATTATCTTCATTAATTTTAGAAGATGATACTATATTTCCAATATTCATATCGCAAATATAATATATTTTTTTTAAAAATTCAATTGTTTATTAATTCAACTTACACAAATGTGGAAGTGTCTTGAGATGGAATACTAGTTGGATCTATAGATGGTGAAATACCATCAACATTTATACCTATCAAATCAAATCTACTTAAAACCCTAGCAAAATTATCAAAACTTTTTCCCATAGTTGTACCTTCTTCACCTGAAAGTATTTGAACTGTACGTGTAAAATTACTAGCACTTCCCCCATTAGAATATGAAAATGCAGATTCTAATCCACCGTATTTCCACTTAAATAAAGAAACTTTTACCGCTAACTCTACATCATTATCTATTAAATCTGGATTAGCAACTAAGTCCTCACCCAATACATATGATGCTTCCTGATATTGGGCCAGTCCAACTATTGGTATATATCCTCTTTTTCTATATTTATGGGCGATTGTTTGTGCTGATAAAGGACTCAAATTGGTATTTAGGAGCACACTAAATGGGTCTTCGCCCCCAGGTGGTGGATTACCGTACGGGTTATCTTCAGCATAATACTCTTGTTGTTGTTTAGTAGGTTCAGTAGGATCAGGCCAAGATTCAACAATGTGACTAAATCCATGACCATTTGCGTCAGATGATATTGTTATCATATTAGCTAACAACATAGTAACTTGAGATTTACTTGTGACACCCCAAT